ACCAACCCGCTCGCCTCGGAAGATTCCTCCCCGCGGATCTGCGGTTCTTCCTCGCTCTCATCGGCAACGGAAACGCCGTATCTCCTGCGGATGTACTCCTTCGTCTGGGGCAACTTCACGATGATATAGTCCATATCCTCAACGCAGGTATAGATCCCGTCTTGCGGTACCACCTTGTTCGGATGAAGCACCTTCAATGTGATCTCACCCGTGGTGGTATGGGTGCGTAAAAAGTGATCCCACTCCACCCAAAAGAAAGAACCGCCCTGCAAAGGTACGGTCCGTTCCATCATATCATTCAGTTCTTCAATAGGCAGACGGTCCAGCTCATCAATGATCATGTTCTCAATGATCTTCGCCAAACCCTCGTCCTCTTTTCTCCGCGCCTTTACCTTCGGCATGGGAATAGAGGTATCCACCTGCGCCTCGATAAGTTCAGAAACAATGTTCCGCACATGAGGCGTTTCTTTTTTTACATCCCCCTCGCAACAGGGGTCCACGTTTTTCCTGCCGCGGAACAACTCTTCCCTGCGGTCAAACTCGGCCGCCCAGGCATCATACTTCGTTTGATTCGCCTGTAGCCTGCCTTTCCACAGCTCCAGCTTCTTTGTGTCGGTCTTCATTTTTTAGGTGATCCCCACCTTTCTTTCAGCATCTTTTTATCTTCCGGGGAAGCGTTTCTGTAATCTTCCCACATATCCTCGGTCCACTTCACCGCCGCTTTTTCTCTGACCACCGCTCCCACCGAGAGCGAGATCTGCCCGCTGTCACGAGCAAAAAGCGCAATGGCAAAAGCCATCACCGTATCATCGTGCGCCCCCTCTTCCGCTTCGGGCTTAAAGGTATCGGGATTTCGCACAAAGGTTAGCATCTCTTCCAAAGTCTCGCGGTTATTGAACTTATCAATGTTTTCACGCGCCACCATCTGCATCTTGGATATCACAACAGGCCGCGTCTTCGCGTTGGTTTGGAAACCAAATTTGATCTGGATCTTATGAGTCGCGTCATCCATCACTTCACGAACGTACTGTTTCGGATACCGCAGCCGCTCCAATTCAAGGATCGGATAAGTAGAGAAATTCGCTTCCACCGCTACCAGCGCGCGGTTATACCACATGCCCAAACAGTAAATTTGCCGAGCAAAAAGGTCTTCATGCATATCCGCGGCGATCAGCGTAGCCGCCTGGTTCAAAGTCAAACCGTTCAACACCTGAATGATCGATCTGTCCGAACCATCCCCTGCGGTATCCACACCGATCACATAAGGCACACCCTCTTGCGGTTTCTCATATACCCGCAAAAGTCCGTCAGCGGATTCCAAAAACTCTTCACCGGTGATCCGCAGCCCGTCATAGTCATAAACCATCTCGCCGCGCAAAGGCTCCGTCTTCATCACTTCCACGAGCCGCTCCGTCACCGTCCGACCGTCAAACACCGTCTGCCCCGTTACGCCCCATTGCCCCAAGCAATAGACCTGGTAGAAGTAAGGATCGGTATATTTGAAGTCTTCCAGTACATCAATGGCTTCCTGCGGCAGAAAGCGGTTATCCTTATATGTCGTTTCGCTGATGGTGCAATCGTCTAACTCACGGTCAAAGAATCGCGCCTTTAACCAATGAGTTAATGATATCGGGTTAAAGCTGATAATGATCTGCTTATAATATTCCGTCTCGTCACGCAGACGGATGTTCAACTGATTGAAGTCACCCTCAAGGAGTTCCGATGCTTCTTCGATCCATAAGCCGGTAATGTTATAAATCGATTTCAGCTTTTCCACATCATCCAAACCGGTAAAAAGGATCTCACTCCCCGTTGCCGGAAAATAGATCCTCCTGTCGGTCATATTCGATTTATATTCCACATCCGGGTAATATTTTCCGAGATGCCCGATGATCAACCGAAAGCAACTCTCACGGATCGTCCTGCCGACTTTTCGGCAAACAAGAATACGATGCCCGTATTCCGAAACGCACCGCTCGATCACTTTCCGCGCCGCAAACACCGATTTCCCGCTCCCACCGCCGCCTTTCAATACAAGGTAACGATTGGTATCAAAAAACAAGGGCAAAAACGCCTCGTTATTTGTTGCCCTAAGGTATTCATACCATTGAAGTAATTTTATCTTAGTATTCAGCTCCCTGTGGCTCGTTTTATCGCTCACTCAGAACCACCCAGCTTTAATAGCATATCATCCAGCATTGCTTTCTTTTCCTCAAGGGACATCCCCTCAAGGTCACTTCTGGTGTTGGGTCCCAGTTCCACTTCGGTTTTATCCGTAGGTTTTTCCCCTACGGTATCGCGGATATACTGTGCCGCCGCGATATTCCCCTTCACCGCTTTATGTAAGATCGCCGCGGTGATCGCCTCATTATAAGTACGGGAACCTTTCGGCAAACCCATCTCATCCATCAGCTCATGAACATCGCTCATGCCCTTCTTCGGCACCTTCATATCAAGCTGCTTCCGCACCGTAGCGCGGAGGCTTCTCACCTCTCCGCTTTTCTTCCCGCCTTTCTTTTGTTCTTCGATTGTTAAACCGCCCTCACGCGGTCTCAAATTCTGCTCATTCGCCATCCCTAATCACCGCCTTTCTCTAATAAAAAATTATATAAAAAAATTTCAAAAAACCTATTGACAAATGAAACCAAATGGTTTACAATAAAGACAGTTAGAGAAACCAATTGGTTTCGGATGAAAGGAGAAACAACATGAACATTACCGTCAACGATATTATTTGCAATACCGAAGAAGAAATCAAAGAAGCACTCAAATGGGAAAACCAAAAAGGTGAATACGCTCAAATCATCTATCACGAAGCGGAACCCACATTCGATGCCAAAGGCAAAATCAACGGTCTTCGTCTTAATGGCGAATACTTCGATATCCCCCAAAAATATACAATGAGAAATTGGTACAACAGTAACGAGAAATGCACCTATCCCAACCCCAACGTCTTCGGCAGATGCTTCTCCAAAGAACTTTCCTACAATGAAAACATCAAACGGATCCTCAATCAGATCCGCAAAGATCTCAAAGAATTAAATTAAAAAAAGGAGAATCTAAAATGACCAAATTAAAGAAATACAGAACATCCAAAAACATCACCCAATCCCAACTTGAGGATAAAACAGGGATCTTAAGACAAGCGATCAGCCGCCTTGAGAGCGGAGATCGATCCATCAACGATGCCTCACTTGATATCGCCGCTCGCCTCGCTACCGCCCTTGATATCCATGCGGAAGATCTGCTGGAATACGATTTGATTATAGAGATCACTGATCACGGCATCCACATCGCATACGACAACAAGATGCCCCGCTCCTACTTATACACTTTCGATGCCGCCGAAGAATATCTCGATGAAGAATTCAATGACTTTGACGATATGATAAAATCCATTGAGATAGATATCACAGATGACATTCACAACCGCTTCCCTGCCGCTTCGGAAGAAGCGCAGGAAAAAGCAATCAACACTATCATGAATGCCTTTGAAGATTACATGAACACCAAATGGTAACAACCTCATACCCCCAAAACAAAAAGACACGCCAACCTACCAATGGCGTGTCTTTTTGCTATTCTAAAGGAGTTAAACAATGCCTGAAAGCACTTGTTTCCAAGAGGGAACGGAGGCGATGGATGAAAAAACTACTAAAAAAAGACCACCGCCCCCCAAGAGGTGACTTCTCACTATAGCCATTCTACCATAAAAAAAAGTTGCACAGTACCCAATTTCAAAGATAAGGGACGATATATGTATCGTCCCGCTCCTATACTTCATCTTCTTCTATAAGGTCACTATACTTCGCAACATACCATAAAAACCGTCTCCGCTCCGCAAAGAATGATTTCCGCGAGATCCCCGGCAAAGACATGGATTCATAATTGTTTTCCCGGCCGCTATCGCAATTCAGCATCACCGCTTCCACCAAAGCATCCCGAATCTCTTCCGAACGGATCCGGTCACCCACAAGGTCCATGGCTTTTTCCACCGCACGCATCCGCTTAACGTAAGGCTTCCGCTGCAGCAATTCCAGCTTCAAAGCCTTTTGCTCCGTTGGATTCCCCACCTGCCCTTCCACGCGCACTTTTGGCACCAGGCAATCGAACTTGCAAGGCTCTCCTTTTTCATTCACGGAATCCTCTTTATATACATCAAAGGGAAACGATGTCGCGGAAACAATGTCGTTAAACTCCCGCATATATTTTGCTTTTAACCGCGGATACCCCTTCACATAGGCCAATGCCGCAAGCTTCACATCATCCGGCAGCCGATACCTCGCCATCCGATCACCTCTTTCCTTCACACCCCCCCAAAGGCTCCATCTGACGAGGGAGCTGTCAGCAAAGCTGACTGAGGGAGAGATCTATTTTATCCAAGCGTTGCCCAAGCAACGCAACCACAACTCATCACTTATCACCCAACACTCAACACCTAAAAAAATCTCCCCGCCCAAAGAATATATAGGAGCCGCTCCTTTCATTAGTCTGTAATGTTCACCGAGCGGGGAGCCTATAGGCATTATTTAAAAAGTTCAGCTTTCCGTTCAAAAGTCCAATAGCAGCACATCACATTCCAAACAAAGGCACGATCATGTCTTTCGTCATCGTCCCCGCGTCTCCACTTAAGATAATGTCGAATAGCACTATCAATGTACCGCTCCACCGGGATCCCTTTTTGCCAATTGAACTCACCATACTTTTTCGCTCCCTCTTCAAAGTGGATGGAAACTTCCAACAACATCGTTTCACGCGAGCCATCGTAGGCTCTTGCGGCAAATTCATTCAGAGCATCCAGAAGATAAAAGCTGTCTTGATCCCGAATAAAACATTCCAAGCACTCGGTGATTCGATCCAAAAGAACATAATGAACAACATCCAAGGGCATCAGATCACATCTGCCTTTTCCTTCTTGAATATCCCGTACCGCTCCTGTCTCAAATTCACAACGATTCCCGCTATCTTTGATCATTTCTTCCTCCCTGCGGAACAATAAGGCTCTTTCCCTTTCGCCCTCAATGCAGATTCAATAACACATTCGTCATGAAATCTGCACTCCCTGCACCGCACCACCTCAACGGCATCCACGGCAATTTCCCCAATATGCAGGTATTCCTCGGCGGGAAAGTTATCCAGCCAATCCTCGCTCCCGTCTTCGTTGCAAAAACAATAGCTATAAGGTGAACACCCACCGTTCTGCAAGTTCTCGTATGTCAGTACGCCTTTGACAACTCGGAGAGAATCATGCTGGCTCTTGCCGTATCGTCTGACCGTTCCGTCATACCTGTCCTTGATGTATAACCGCAATTCGCTCATTCTTCTACCTCCGATTTTTCCGGAAACACAACAATCATAGACGGGAAGGGAGCAGAGTTTTTGCAACCGCCAAACTTCACCCGTCCTTTAAGAAATTCAATTTTTCCGTATTTCAAACAATAATCGTGAAACCATTTTGTGTCAGTTCTTGCGGGTAATAACATAACAACCGTAGATTTCGATTTTGCGGCTTTTTCAACCCATAAACCGATCTGTCTACCATAAGGGGGATTGCACCAACATACATCCTTCCATTCCTGTTTTAACCCGTCAATTTCTGGCGTATAGTATTGTTTACATTTGGCATTTTCGGGAACTGCACATACATCAATATCAAAATGATAAAGAGCATTATATTTATCAAATAATTCTTGTGGAGTAGACCACATATCTGTTTTACTTGAAAACATTAAATCAGTATTCATTCCCCACCTTCTTTCAACAGCCCTTCCAACTCTCTGATTCTCGCTTTCGCTTGGTCTAATTCAAGACGAACCAAAACCATTGACGGTTTATACACACCGCAATTCGTAGCATCTGTATATTGCAATGTGCCGATATTCCACATTGAGCAGGCGTAATAATGTTCACAATCAAAACACTTTTGCAACGGTTCTTGCGGTTCTTTTTTCTTTTTTGCCATCATTCCCCACCTTCTTCCAAAATCTCAGGGTTATCGTGAATGTTGCCGATGACTTCAAACAGGTGCGTACAGTTGGTTAAAACTACTTCTTCACCTGTTTTTATACTCCCTCCAAACAAACCAAAGTGCATGCAATCGGGAACCATCCCAAAGTTATCTTTTATCGCTTCACGATAAAATTCGGGAAAATATTCGCCATAACATATTACAAAAGCAGAATCATTTCGAGCTTTTATAACATCCCCCTCAAATATTTTTACACCGTTTTTATCGGTAAGCCCCGTATACTGCCCAACGGTGTCGGGATCAACGGGATTTTTGGCTAACTCGGGATACCCGTTGGTAATGTCCAATTTTCCAGTAAGAATGAAGTGGTATTTCCCGCAAAGGTTGGTATAGAAACCTTCCACCCATTCGCCGTTATCAATCCGCTTCCCGCGGAATAAAATTTCACGCATCCGCTTCACCTTCTTCCAAACGGCGCAACTCCTTTTTCAGCTCTGCCAATTCTCTTAAATCTCTTTTGCATCTAATATCGGTCAAGATAAGAGCAACCACATGAGCAATCAATGTAACGATAGCGACTATAAGAAAAATACAATACAAGATGCTTTCAATCATTCCCCTTCACCTTCTTTCAGCCGCCCAAGCTGTCTTTTAAGATATCGGATCTCCCGCTCCTGTTCTTCCAAGCGGTCTGCGGCTAACTCAAGCGCCGCAAAATCAAAAATCTGTTTAAGGCGTTCTGTTGCATCAAAAGTCGCATAAAAACTTCTCAAAGCGTTGGCAAGTACTTTTGTTTCCATCATTCATCCCCCTTTTCTTCAAGAGCAAAGGTTTCGTAAAGTTCGGCTTTCAGTTCCTTTACGGCATCATCCACGATGCGCCGAACCCGAACCCCTCTGTTACCGCCGAGCCATTTCTTTTTGAAGTTAGCTTTGGCGGTTCCGGTAATGGCATCCAATATTCCGCTCCGGCGGTGAGAAAGTCTTTTCTTTGCTTCTCATATCTATCCGAGTAAACCATTAATCCGTCAGCGGCAGAAACAAGGTATTTTCCGTTTTCCTTCGGTGGATCATCCACCGAGATCCATTCGCGATCCCGCACCAACTTCTCGATCTCCGCTTCCTGCCGGCGCAACCGCTCCGCAATGGTCTTCAACTGCACCGCGATCTCATGCCGCTCCAAAGAAGTCATATAATTACCTGAACACAACAACTCTATCATGTCTTTCGTTTCCATCATTTCACCTTCCCTTCCGAGCAAAAAGGATCCTCCGCACCATGCGCCAGCAATTCTTCCTGAATATCACACCAACCGCTCCTGTGGCACTCCGCGCAGGTCACTACCTTTCGGTAGCCTTTCATTTTCAGCAGTTCCTCATCACGCTTATCAATGGTCTGCCTGATCCACTTCTTAATTTCCGATTCGGTAGGCCCAATAGAATATTCGCCCCTCATTTGTTCTCCCTCTCAAAATCAAAACAACTGAACTGCTCCGCGTTGGGATCATCTTTCACTTTGCATTCCCGGCCGCAATTGGCGCAGCACACCTTTTCCGCAAGGTATTTTTTATATTGCTCCTGCACCATCTCCGCGATCTTCGGTTTTTCCTCTTCCATCAAAGCATCCCAGCACCCCACATAAGGCACCGCCAGAGGATCCTCTTCCGGTGTGGTGAGATACCGAATTACAAACTCATCCAGTTTCTTTTCCTCAAATTCATCACGGGTATGATAATTGGTGGCATAGTGGGTATATTCCCCCACCTCCACACCGAGCCGCTCCGCGAATTGCTTCTGCAGCATAACAAACCCAAACATATTCATGAAGGAAGCCTGCACCGCGTCATTGCTTCGCATCACCGCCCAGCAATGTAATTTGTGGTCACGGATCATATACTGCAGCATCTGCAAACAAGCGGGATTCTCCGATAGCATATCCTTTTCGTTATCCCGAATAGCGATCACCGCTCTCCTGCTCTCCGGCGTTTCTTGCAAAATCCGAACCACATCATCTTTCCACACTGCCATTCGCTGATGGTAGGTATAATCCCAATTCCCGCGCAAAACCTCAAAATCCAGGATCCCGTCACAGATCTCCTGGCGGTACTGCTCCAATTCATGGGCACCGAACAGCCCAAGCTTAGAAATCATCGGCTCCCGCAAAGGTTTCTCCACGTTAATAAGCATCGTGCATTCCCCTTCACAAGAGATCCACAGCTTTTTCAAAGCCTCATGATAAGCCTTAGGCAATGTTTTCTCCTGCACAAAGTAAGTCTTCACAAACACACTTCCTTTCCCGTCCCCCCTAAGGCTCCATCTGACGAGGGAGCTGTCAGCAAAGCTGACTGAGGGAGAGATTTATTCTATTCACGCGTTGCCAAAGCAACGCATCCACAATGATTCATTCTTCACTATTCATTGAGCGAAGCGCACTAAACTCTTCCATCTTCGCGAGCCTACCAACAAGCCCGGCCTCAAATCCAAGATACTTCGCGATGGCATCGGCGGCGCAATCCCAACCCCAACAGACCAAAACCTTCCAGTTCTCCGCGGAAAACATCCGCATCCACTCTTTCTGTGTGGGAGTCAACCTGCCCCGCTCCGCTTTCATCTCGATCACAAGACCGTGATACCCCTGCCTCGCTACCGGCAGTATAACATCGGGAACACCCTTTTTAAGTCCCATGCGTACCATCTCCGCTCCTGTTGCTTTACTACGCTTCCCCTCATTGGGAACGTGAAAAAGCATCTTCAGTTCGGGATATCGGTTTTCATAAAGCATCGCCCAATCAAACAGGCTCTTCTGCTCCTGGTTCTCCCTGTTCATCATAAACCTCCCCCGTTTCCGGATCAAACAACCGCGCGCCCATCGGCTGCGCCAGTTTCTTCAATGCGGCAAGCATATATTCCAAACGCTTCACCATCTCACCGCTCACAGGCTCCCCGCGGATCACCGCCAGATCAATGGAACCGAGAGACACGATCAGATACCGCTCACCATTTCCCAAAACCTCAATGCGGTAGTCCTTTTCTTTGAATGCTTTCAGCGGTTTTAAGTATTCTTCCAAAACAAAGATCGATTCTTCATGAGAAGTCAAAAGCTGGTAAAGGCAATCATCAAAGATCACCGGCAAACCCCAGGCAATAAAATCACCATACTCCCCAAGAGTCACCGGCGGCAGCATACGGTAGCTTTCGCCGTAACCGCTCCGCTTCTCTTTAGGAACATCCAT